GGATTGACTGTTACTTTCTGTTGTCCTTTCGAGGTTCCATGACCTTCTGATTCATCTATCCAATCTTCGTCTGTTTCTTCATGACTAACAATTAATTCACCAAGGATTCTTCCAAACTTTCCTTTATCATGAGAGACTAATGTGATTTCACCTTCTGAAAGAAGATGTTTAAGATGTGATTTTGCAGCTTTTCCAAATAGTTTTTCTACTTTATCTCTTGTTCTAGACTCGGGGGTGTCTATACCCATCAAGCGAACTCTCTGTTTTTTTAGAACAGTAGAGAAACCTAAGTCTATGTCGACATCAACTGTATCGCCGTCCACGATTTTAACGATTGTTACATGGAATTCTGCTTGTTTAAAGTTCTTAGTAGACATAGTTTTATTTATGAAAAAAATGAATCTAAACTTGCAACTGGTTCAACATTCCATCCAATTAACCCAATGACTGCTTTCAATGGTTCTATGAATGATTTATCAAACTGCATATCATAATCCACATACTTGTTCAAGTCAAGTTCTCTTGGAAGGACATTTGGAAACGAAATGACATTCTCGTTGATTGGATTAGGAAGTGTGAGATATGTAAAACGTATCTTATCAGAATTCATAATCAGTTCGTATCGTTTATGGATGTTCTTCTTCTCCAATTCGTGATTGTAAAGTAATGCACCTCTGACATGAATAGGTGTTCCCTTTCCGTAAATCATTGATGTATCTTTGTAGTTCTGTAAGTTGTTGCATCCTCTTGGTGATGCCATGTCTTCTACTGGAAGGTTTCTAAAATCCTTTCGTGCAGTCTCTACGAAATCCCATAATTCTTCTTCGGTTCCGTTCATAACAACTTTGAATGCATCTGTAAGTTTACCTCTGACCCATTGTGGTGTACTGGACTTTGCAGTTTCAATACCCATCATCTTGAGTTTAGGTGTTTCATATCTCACACCTTCATTGTCAAATACGTTTAGGATATATCGTTTCTTTGCAGTCCAAATACCTCTGTCTGCAATAACCTCTCTACCCATCTGCATCTTCTGTTGAAATGCATTAGTGTAATCTGCAAGTTCGTCATATCCCTTTGCAAGAACCTGTTCTACTTTGTCTTGTCCGATAGTGTTAAGGAAGTCACATATTTTACCCTTGTCGGTGTCTTCGGGGAACACTTGTGACACTAGGTCGTCAAAAGTTATGTAGACTGAGTCGGTATCCATTGCAATCACATAGTCTTTGTCTTCAGTTTTGAGGACATCGTTCATCCACTTATTGATTGTTTTCTCTGCAGTTTTGATAACTAACTGACCTGTCATGGTGATTGCTTCTGCAAGGTTAGGGTCAAAGAATGCAAAGTATTGGTTTGCAAGAGCTCCATATGCAGAGTTAAGTGCAATCTTTCTGACCTGTTGATTGTTGTATGCACGTTTGATAAGTGTATCAAGTTCTCTCTTTCGTTTTAATTCTTTACAAGACTCCTTCTCAATCTGATACTCAATCATCTTCTTCTTCCACATCTTTCTTTCATCATAGAATGTCTCCATGAGTTCGGGAAGAAAACCTTGTTTGTTTCTAGTGAACATCACTCCATTTGGTGTTACTGTTCTGTTGTTCTTCTTAAGTTCAGATAAGTCTGCATCACCATCCAACATCTTCTGAACATTAACATCCATTCTTGCACCACCCTTAATCATCTTCTCGGGTGAGATGTTATGTTGCATAATAATGTGAGGATAGAGTGAGTTTAAGTCAAATGACATAACCCAATCATGTTTCCCTACAAGAGGTTCCTTAACATATGCACCGACAATTTGATTGTGTTTGGTTCTGTCTAATCTTTGTGGTGGTGTTTGGATGTTCTGTTCTTTGAGGAAATTGTATATAATTGTTTCCCAGTACTTGACCATTCCGAATGTATCTGAATAGTTACACTTTGCATTGTAAGCCATTGAGTAAGTTAACTCTAATAGTCCTAGTTTATCTTCTAGGTCTTCTACAAGTGTTACGTCTTTAACATTATACTCTAGATACTTGGAATAATTCTGTTGATATAGTTTATGTAATGAACCATATTCAGAGTAATCTAACTTATTTTTATCAAGTTCGACATGTGCAATGTGGTCAAGTTTGTATGACTCTTGATTAACAAATGTATGTTTCCTGTAAAGGTCTAGGTAATCTAGTATGTTAATTCCATAAAGAGTGAATGTCATATCCATCTTACCATATTGGTTTCTGTATTCTCTGACATCAGACATGTTCCATGGAGAGAACTTCTTATGTTCTCCTTCACCAAATAGTTTGTCAACACGATTACAAAGATAGGTCATATCGAATGAGTCTACATTCCAACCTGTTATGATATCAAACTTTTCCTTTCTCCAATACTTAATGAACTCCGTTAGAAGTTGTGCTTCATCAACACACTCATGATAATTAACATTAGGTGGACATTCATCCCATGCACCTATACCAAATGTTTGTGGATTATGTCGGAATGGTTTGATTGTTATTGCATTAACTTTTTCTTCTGCAAGCTTGGGTTCGGGGAATCCGTTTTCTGACTCACACTCAATGTCAAGTGTTGCAACTTTAATTTTCTTTGGGTCAAAGTTTATATCACCTTGGAATTTATCTGCAATGTAAGTGTAGATGTATTTGTCATACCCATGAATTTCAAATCCACTGGTTCCTTGATAACTTTCTCTGAACTTTCTTGCACCACCCATTGAATTGAGATTGACAACCTCAAGTGGTCTACCATCAAGAGACCTGTATGCAGTCTCCCCTTTTTTAGATGGTACGTAATGATTTGGTCGATATGCAACCGACAGTTGTTGTTTTTCGTTACCTTTGTAACCTGTTACAAGAATTTTGTCTCTTGTTCGACATACGTTTGTATAGAAATCCATGTAGTTATTATACTACAATGGGTCTATTCTGTCAATGTTCTTTTGTTCTCGAAATCGAAATTATTTAGAATAGCAGACTTGATATCTGACCAGTATGAAATTCTTTCTAGTTCTTTCTCTACTGTTTCCATTGTGTCGGGATGTTCTGCAACACCTACTGCATTTTTTGTGAGGATTTCCACATTGATTTTATGTTTATCAATCATTGCATCAGCTTGTTTGATTTGTGCATTGAGGACTTTTGACGTAAAATCTGTCATTACTTACCTCGTTGTTTACCGATAAGAACTCTAAAGTTAGTTTCCAATTGTGGTCTTGGTGAAAATGTTGTCACCACTCTTACAGCTTTAATATTAAAGGTATAGTCCTTTGCATATGGTAACCAAGGTGCAAGTGCAACTTCCATGTTGCCTCCATCTACTTGAATGATACATGCATGGGTATCTTCAATGGTGTATGAAGTCTTACCAACTACTCCGTGTTCTGATACAAATCCAATGATTGTATCTCCGTTCTCAAGTCTTAAACACTTGACTTCTTTATCATTGTTAGACATTTAATACTAATTCCTGTAATTCTTTTGACCTTCTACCTACTTGTCTGAACCAACGACTGTCTTCCATTTCGACTGCCATTTTCTTCCAGTCTTCAGAAACAACTGCTTTCCACATGTTGTTAAACTTACTGAATCTTGTTCCACCTAAGTTGAACGTCATGTTAATTAATACATGTTGAATGTCTTCGGGTAGATTGAAGAAATCTTCTCCACCTTTTGATTCAAATACATGTACAGTTTCTTCTACGTGTTTGTCAAAGTCTGATTCATAGTATGCATCAACAGTAGATTGACTTACTGGTGTTCCAGCAGGTTGTCCATGTTCACTATCACCTTCTTTGATAAGATGTCCGACACCTAGTGTTAAGTATCCTAGTGAATCTGCATAGACTTCTAGTACTTCACCTTCGTGACGTTTAATTTGTTCTTTTAAAATTTCTCTATTCATAATCTATTCCTTTAATTAAGCAGGGTCGGGTACATCTGCATCTGCAACTAGTTCTACCCATGTGAAACCAGCATTTGCAGTTTTAAGTGCTTCCAATTCACCCTCTTCACAATTAAAGATATGTGCTTCTTGGTCGTGTGCAACTGCATCACTGTCCCTTGTAAATCTATGATATTGTCTTGCCATTGTTCTTTTCCTCTCGTTTGATTTGTTCGTCAATGAGTTCTAGTAAAATATCACCCATGACTTTATTTAGTACACCATTATTTAGGAGTTCTTTAATTGCATCTTCGGTGTTTTCTATCCCAATTGGTAATCTTCTTATAGTTCTTTCAAAGTTAATATTAGGTTTCCCGTCTTCAAATTGCACCTTACCATATTGATAAACAAGACCTTCCCAGTCACCATCTGTAAGTTCAATTGCAGCTCCTTCTTCATTGGGATTCTCTACAACTCTGTAGTATTTTGCATCAAATAAGGGTGTATTAGAAAAACTCACTTAAACTCCCAGCAAATTCTGTTGGTAACTTATCTGTTGTTCCTTGATGTGGTAACCAACCATTAATAAACATATCCCAATCTTTAACTTGAGATAATCCCCTGTCTTTGATTGATGAGGTATCATTCTGTAATAGATTAACTCTATCCATGAAGTGTTCTACTACTTGCATCTGATTAAAGAATGGTAATAGTTTTGCACCATGAATACCATCATCACTATTATATAGTCTTGCTTTTTCTATGTTTTTTGAAGACCACTTAGTGGATTCTTCAATAAGATATTCAAATGATTTAACTCCATATGATTGAAATGCATCTTTGTTTAACTCATAGAGTTCTCCATAAGAAGGTATTAACTGTTCTCTAAAACACCTCTCTGCACTCCTAGGGTCTATCTTAGATACTCTCTGTGGATTACTCTCATTAAGTCTTCTCTCTCTATAATCACCTGCTGGTGAGTCAATCTCTATGTTTTTCCAGTCTTTATTTCTATATCTAGAAAAGAACCATGAGTTTGCTTGTGTAGATGAGTCGTATGAAACATTTTCAACAAAGTTAAAGTACTCGGGTGATACAAAAAATGCAGTCATCATTTCATGAGAACCGACACCTAGTAAATGGATATTCTTTTTAAGTTCCATTGGTATTTGAAACTCTGATACTGCATAACACATTTCCATTCTGTTAGTGAATCCTGTTCCACTACATGCAGATGATAATGATATTGATGCACATCTTTTTAGTTCATCGTCTGTTAACCCATTAACAATGGTCTCAATGTATTCTCTCTGAGAGTCCACATCTTGTCCTTGAACAATAAGTGACACTTGGGTTTCTGAATTCATTTCCTCAAACACTTGTATCTGTCTTTTAACATTTGCAAGTGTTGATTTAGATTTCTCTTCAATAAGTTCCTTTGCAAATCTCCTACCAGCTGTAGAAGTCTTCATTGACCAACCAGTATTTGTCCCATCAAACTCTGTTGGGATATCATCAAATATCATTCCAACATTTGAATATTTTCCTTGGTGTTTGTAAATCTTGTCTTTGACTTCGGGAGTTAATCCTTTCTTAGTTCTTGATAACTGAAGACCACCACTATCTGCAAAAAGATTATGCCATGAAGGCATAAGTTCATTTATAACTTCTCCATGTTTAGGTTCACAATGTGAATTGAATAACATAGATACATTCTGATTAGAATACTTGTTGTCAATATGTGTAACCTTATTATTAAATGTGTCTGCGTAGGGTTTTAGGACATGGTTCTTGTAATACAAGTCACCTGTCCCCATGGTCATTCCCGAGATTACATATTCAAAGTTAATCATCTAGTGTAAAACTTCCATAATCCGAACACACTAATTATAAACCAAAAGAACTCTATTACTAGACTTGCAAGATTGGGTGTGTAAGCTAAACTTACTGTAACTAATATTGCAACTAATAGATTATTAAAACTATACCAAAAACCTTTTGGGTCAATTTTATCAAGTTGTAAAAGTGCATAGGTAGATATTAATATCCCCACACCTATAAAACCAATTAAGTCGGGTATGCTAATCATCGTTGTTGAGATATAATAGTCATAAACTCATTACGAGTTTTATCATCATCAAAGAATGCACCACCTAATCTAGATGTCGTCATTGATGAGTTTACATCTTCTACACCTCTTGCTTTAACACAAAAATGGTCTGCATCCATAAACACTGCAACATCCTCTGTTCCCAAAATAAATTGTAGAGCTCTAAAAATCTGTTCTGATAATCTCTCTTGTACTTGTGGTCTACGACTAAAAAAGTTTGCAACACGATTTAGTTTTGATAACCCAACAACATATCCAGTGTCAGGATTTGGGATGTATGCAATATGACACTTACCATAAATTGTTTGAAAATGGTGTTCACATACTGACTTAACAATGATATTTTTTTGAACTACCATTGAATCAAATCCATACTTGTTTTCAAATGTAGTACATTTAGGGAACTTGTTATAATCCATCCCTACGAATAACTCATCGATATACATTGATGCAACTCTATGAGGACTATCCTTCATACTGTCGTCATGCATATCACAACCTATTCTTTCCATAATGGTATGAAAAGCACCTGCCATTTCATCTACATTATCACTTCTTCCACCATTCATTGGTGTTTCTACACCTAGACTTTCTAGATGTTCCTTTACTTTATTTCCTAACTCTGCATCATATTTCATAATTTACCATCCCATTGCTTTTTGAATATCTTCGTCTTCTTTTCCACGATAACTTCTAGTATACACTGCATCTTTAATTTCGTCAACCCAGTTTGCAGATTTAGGGTCATCAATCCAATAATCCTTAAATTTAATACCATTATTTTCTAATGAAACCCATTTTCTGAAACAAGCTTTACATGTTCCACAATGTTTTTCTCCACCTTCATAACATGAATATGATTCTGCAAGTGCAGTTACTTGTCCTTCGTTTTCTAAG